ACCTGCTTCAAGTCACCTTCGACATTGACGCCGAAGACGATCCAGGCGCAAGAGAGCAAGCGCAGAAGATTTTCGACAAGCTGCGCACAGCGATCGTCTACACGGGCGCAGAAGTCTCCTTCGCCCTCAACAAGAGGATCGGGCGAGGCGGAGGAAGCCGAAGAGTCAAGATCGATGCCTTCGACCTTCAGCCCATCATCTCGCCTGAAGAACTAGACGAAGCGCTAGCAAAAGGAAGAGAGCGAACAAGGCCGCATACCGCCGTCCAGACAATCGTTCCAAAGCAAGCGTATACATTCAATCCAGAAGAAATCAAAGAGCTCGACGCCGCACTCGAGCGAGGAAGACAGAGAGCGCTCAGCGTGGAGAAGGCGATCAGGAAAGAGAACGAGGGAAGGCCGCACTTCAAAAGGCAGCACGGACGGGAAACGTCATCGGTTGTCTTCCCGCATACATACACCACCGCACAGACATCTATTCCAGTGCAGGAGTTCGTCCTTGCGCCAAGAGAACGAGAGCAACTGAAGGATCAAATAGATCACCTCGATAACGAGATTAAGAAGATCGAGGCGAAGAAAATACAGGAACAGACAAAGCACGGAGAAAAGAAATGGTCGTGAACACCCTAGGCAAACGCTGCAAACAGTGCGGTCAACCCGTCGGAGGAGTCAGAAGGCAAGTGGCGCTGCCAAGTGGAAAGACGGTCTGGCGATACATGTACAGAGACGAGTGCTATCGATGCTTCGAACAGAAAACAAGAATCGTTGAAGACTCACCAAGATCCTACGCCAGCAACCAAGACGTGCTGGAAGATGCAGTCTATCGCGTGGCTACACATTGATCGGCGATTATTCATTAATATGAGTCGTCAACAGCGCAGCCCTTGCCAAAACCGCTCAAGCAAGAATACAATTTCACTATGAGTGAAGAGAAGGAAAACAAAGATCCAACAGTGAAAACCGGGCGAGAACGCTCGAAAGACAACCTAAATCCCTTCAAACCGGGCCAAAGCGGCAATCCGAAAGGAAGACCGCGCGGTTCTAAGAACAAGATGCCGTCGCTGGTGCGGCAGATGCTCGCCGACAAAGCGCCTGATTACGTTCTCAAGAATCTGAAGAAGGCAGGCATCGAAATAGAAGGCAATCCGACGCTGGCAAAGGCGCTGATGGCTCGCCTTCTCCACGACAGCACAGAAGGCAACAACAAAGCCAACAAGCTCTTTGGCGACTACGGCCACCTCTTCAAGATGCAGGCAGAGATCACAGGCAAGGACGGAGAAGCGCTCATCCCGTCGGAGAGACAGCAGCGTGAGGAGCTAGCGCAGCTCTCCCTCGAGGAGCTTGCTGCGCTGCGAGAGAGTTGCGACAAGAGAGACGCGATCCTCGCAGCAGCCAAGGAGCGTCGCCGCGAGAAGACAGACGAGAGCGACGAGACGACAGAGGACGAATGAGCCGCGCGCTCGACTTCGATCCTCACTATCTGTCGACGTCCCTCGTCGATACCGTGCTCGCTGAGAAATCCCTCTTCCACTTCACGCAGCAAGCGTGGCCAATCGTCGAGCAAGGCCGCGAGTTCCAGGCGTCGTGGCACCATCAGGCGATCTGCGAAGCCCTCGAGCGCGTAGCTCGCGGAGAGTGCAGGCGCCTGATCATCAATATCCCTTTCCGCACGACCAAGAGCACGATCGTTTCTGTGATGTTCCCGGCGTGGATCTGGATACACAGGCCAGCCTGGGAAGTCGTCTCGGGCTCGCACGCAGAGGCGCTAGCCATCAGAGACGCTGTGAAGACTCGAAGGCTCTGCGAGTCTGCCTGGTATCAAGAGCGCTGGCCTCACGTCGTCTTCCAGACAGACCAAAACCAGAAGACGCGCTATGAGCTCAAGACGGGAGGCAGGCGCCTGATCTTCGGGATGAGGTCGGGCGTCACAGGAGAGGGCGGAGACTGCCTCATCATCGACGATCCGCACCCTGCCAAAGAAGGGATGTGGAGCGACGTGGAGAGGGAGAAGGCCTCACGCACCTTTGACAGCGAGCTTTTCTCGAGGCTGAACGATTCGAGGGACAGCGCGATCATCATTGTGATGCAGCGGCTTCACGAAGACGATCTGACTGGGCACGTCGAGAAGACGGGAGACTGGGAGAAGGTCTGCCTGCCGATGCGCTACGATCCCGCCATCTCCTCTCACCACGATCAGCGAGGCGAGCCTGGAGAGCTCCTGCATCCTGAGCGCTTCGGCGAAGAATACGTAGCCAAGGCAGAGCGGACGCTTGGGCCCTTCGGAGCCAGCGGTCAACTCCAGCAGAGCCCGGTGATTCCCGGCGGCGGTCTGTTCAGGGATGAAGACTGGCGCTTCTACGACACGCCACCAGATCGCTTCGACTTCGTCATCTGCTCGTGGGATCTCACCTTCGGCACGACGGGCAGCGGCTCGTTTGCTGCAGGGCAGACGTGGGCGAAGAAGGGTCCAGACACCTACCTGCTTGACCGCTTCCGCAAGCGCCTCGACTTCTCTGGCGAGACAGCGCAGATCAAGGCGCTGAGAGAGAGCGCTCTAGGCCGCGGCTACCATCTCTCCAACGTGCTCATCGAAAACAAGGCGGACGGAGCGGCAGCGATCAACGTCTTGCACAAGGAGATCCCGGGCGTTCTCCCGTGGCCACCCAAAGGCAGACGCATGGGCTCCAAAGAAGTGCGCGCTGCTGCTTGGGCTCCTCGAGTCGCTTCCGGCAACGTCTTCCTTCCGCGGCCTGATCTCCACCCATGGGTGAGGGAGTTCATAGCTGAGCACAGCGCCTTCCCAAAGGGCTCGACGGACGATGAGGTTGATGCGGCGAGCCAAGCTCACGAGTGGTTCTCAGAGCGCGAGCGCGCGGCGGTCGGCACAAGGATCGAGGTCTTGACTTCGCCTGCCAGCCCGAATCGCTGGTCTGTCTAGAGCGCCAACATTGACTTATCATTGATATTACCTGTACCTTAGAGCGCACCTCACCCAACCGGAGCACATCCCATGGCCGAAGAGACGACGCGGGCAAAGGATCGGTATAAAGTTCTCGGCTCAAGCGGCCTCAAGCAGTCTGGTGGGATCATAGACGAAGAGTGGAATCGAAACCTCGTCGGCATCCGCGGCGTTGAAATCTACAAAGAGATGTCCGAGCAAGACGCGACTTGCGTTGCGGTGATCGGGCTCATTTGCCACTTCATCAGGCAGGCAGAGTTTCTGATCGCTCCTGCCGAGGATACGCCAGAGGCGAACGACGCCAAAGCGTTCGTGGAGAGCGCGCTCGAGGATATGGAGCAGACGTGGAGCGATCTCGTCTCTGAGATCCTGACGATGCTGGTCTTCGGCTGGGCCTTTTTTGAGATCACCTACAAGATGCGGATGGGCGATCACCCAAAGGATCCTCGCTACGACTCGCGCGAGAGCGACGGCAAGATCGGCTGGCGCTGCATCTCGCTGAGAGGGCAAGAGACGCTAGACGAGTGGAAGTTTGACGAGGACGGCTCTCTGCTTGGCATGGTCCAGGATGATATGTACGCCAGCAAGGGTCCAGTCTTCATCCCGATGGACAAGGCGGCACTCTTCCGAGTCTTCCCGCACAAGAACAACCCGGAAGGGCGCTCCATCCTGAGAGGCGCCTACCGATCCTACTATTACAAGAAGAGGATCGAAGAGCTCGAAGCCATCAACATCGAGAACGACGCCACAGGGATGCCTGTGCTCTTCTTCCCGCCGGAGTTAGCAGACACGCAGCATCCCGACTACAACGCCAGCAAGGTCTCGAGCCTCGAGAAGAAGGTCTCTTCGATCAAGCGAGGTCAGTACGAAGGGATCGCGCTGCCTGCAAAGAAGATGCCGGACGGCAGCGAGTCAGGCTGGGGTTTCGAGCTTATGCGGAGCGGAGGATCAAGGCAGGTCAACGCCGACGCCGTGATCCTCAGATACCGCGCAGAGATCGCCACCGCGATCATGTACGCCGGATTTCTCTATTTAGGCCAGGGCCCGCACGGCAGCTACTCTCTCGCCTCGTCACAGACCACGACGTTCTCCATCGCCCTCGGCGCTGTGCTCGACGATATCTGCGAGACCTTTACCCGCTACTGCATCAACCCGCTGATGAGCGTCAACGGCTTTCCTCGCGACGTCTGGCCCTACATGATCCACAGCGACGTGGAGACTCCGGACATCACGCAGATCGCCGACTTCGTGCAAAAGCTCGTCTCTGTCGGCGCCATGATTCCCACTGCTGAGCTCTCCAACAAGCTCGCCGAGATCGCCAACCTTCCCGTGGATGAGGGAGGCGATGCTATCGGCTAGGCGCAGGAACGCGATCGGCCTAGCTCGGCTGAAGAGGGATCGGCCTCGCCTCGAGATCGTGAGCAAGGCCAAGAAGCCCGGCCTGACTCTGCACTCTCCCAGTGAAGACAAGATGCGCGCCGCGTTTGACTCCTACGTGGGAACGCTCCGCGATGCTGCTCGCCAAATGAGCGCAGACGAGTTGACGGAGAACGTCAACAACCTGCCATGGAACGAGGCAGAGCAAGCGCTGCTAGATGACTGGGAAGCCATGGTGGAGGGCGCTGCAGAGAAGGGCTACAAGGACGGCAAGGAGAAGGTCAAGTTTCCCACGGACGAAGACAGGCGGGCGATGGTCTTCTCTCTTGACAACCCTTACGCAACGGCATGGACGAGAGAGCACGGCTCGGAGATGATCCAAGGGATCAGCAACGGGACAAGAGACGGAGTGCGCCAGATCATCCGGAGCGGCTTCACAGAGAACAAGACGCCGGGTCAGATCGCCAGGGAGATCAGAGGCTACAAGCCGCGAGTCGGTCCGGAGGTTCCGGGTCTTGTAGGGCTGCTGCCTCGAGATGATGAGGCTGTGTCTAGATACCGGGCGCAGCTTGAAGAGGTGCAAGGGCTCTCACCCGAGCAAGCGGCTAGGTCTGCCAGCAGATACGCTCAGAGGCTCCTCAACCGCAGAGGCGAGACGATTGCCAGAACAGAGGTCGCTCAGGCTCAGGTAATGGGCACGCTCAACGCCTGGAGCGACGCCAAGGATCAAGGCTTCGTCTCGCCTCGCACACGCAAGCGCTGGATCACGGCTTGGGATGAGCGGACGTGCGAGTATTGCGCGCCCATGCACAACGAACTAGTGAAGCCCGGCGAGGCGTTTGATACGGGCTTGGGATCTGTCCAAGGTCCGCCGCTCCATCCTAATTGCCACTGTGACGTTGTGCTGTTCACGCCGAGCGCCGGCCGCGAGTTGCCGAAGAGGCCAAGCCGCGAGATGAGGCAGGCTCAGGCGAAGAAGCGCGCAGAGAATCTTAGGTCGCAGGCGAAGAGGCGCAGAGACGCGAGGAAGCGCCAATACCGAGGCGGCAAGTTGCCGAAGCCGAGACCGCCGACCAGAGACAAGCCAGAGCGCAAGCCTCATCTGCGGCAGGCTCGCACTGGGCGAAAGCTCACGCTAAATGAGGAACAGCAGAGGGCGCAGCAGAACTCCGCTTGGCTCAGGAAGACAGACGATCCCTCTGCGGCTTCCTACAAGGAGCGCAGGGATCACTATATGTGGTCTTGGGTTCACGGCAGCAAGACGAAGGCTGCTGTGACGATGAAGAAGGCGGCGATCGAAGAGTTCGGGCTGAAAGGGATCCCTTACTCAAGGCGCGACTACAAGGTATCTCCCAAGTGGCAGAAGACCGCTAAGGAAGATATGCGCCGGATGTACGATGACACGCAGCGAGAATTCGCCCGGCGCGACGTCAAGACGGTCACGCTGTATCGCGGAGTAAAGTCAGATGTCGAGACTAGAGGCGCTCTTGAAAGTTGGACAACCGACCCGAAGATCGCTGACAAGTTCGATGGCCACGGAGTCATCAAAATGGAAGTGCCGGTTGAGCAAGTGCTCACGTCGCATCAGTCTCCGGGATGGGTTGATGGCGTCTGGGGTAATCAAAAAGAATACGTCGTGATGTTCTAGGGAGGGAAGTGAGCCATGATCAAGCAGACGGTCAAACTAGAAAACGGCAAGACGGTTGAGCTCCTGACGCCGGAGACACAGGAAGATGTCAAGACTCTGCGGCGTATGGAGAAGACGAAGAAGATCAGAGACCGATCCTCGTTCGGCGATGCCCTCGCAGAAGAGGGAAAAGAGATCGAAAGCGGAGCCTGAAAGAAGGGAGATCGAGACGATGACCACTGTTAGCAGGAAGCCAGCGAAGAAGACCGCGAAGAAGAAAAGCACAGCGAAGCGCATCGCCGACGCCTTCAAGAAGCCGGAAGGTGCCGACGAGCCGGAAGTGACTCCGCTGCCAATGCGCTCGTCATCGAGGAAGACCGAAAAAATCTACAAGCTGCGCGTCAACCCGGAAGCCGGCGACGTGAGGAGAGGCGAGATGCTCTCTCCTTGGCAAGACAAGGTGCCGCCCACTTCCGTCTTCGCAACGAGGAATTGGAACACGGCGCTTGCCATTGCCCTCGAGGATGCCAAGGCCGGCGAGGTCGTCAAGGCTGTCTCGCTGATCGGTTTCCTGTCGGTCGAGTAGGAGCCGATGCCGCGGCCTGAAGAGAGGCTGGTCTCGTTCAAGGGACCGGTCGCGCTGAGCATCAGTGACGCCTCGCTACACGCGATCAAGCGGACGATGCTAGAGGTCGGGCGCACCTTGCAGGCTGAAAGAAGTGACGGCTTCCGCTACGCTGTCAAACTGATCGAGGAAGAGTTGCTCCACGAGGGAAGCTCAGGCGTTGCTAGGTGGCGAATTGAGCGCGTGCTAGACAAGCTGCGTGATCACGTTACAACGGGAGACTGATGATATGGCGACCGAAGTCTACCTGAGGGATCTCCGACGAAGGGTCAAGGATTTTCTTGGCGAGAAGGATTGGCTTGCTCTGATGCAGTCGTCTCGTGGCCACGCTGGCGGCAAGGCGAGGCACGCAAAGCCAGCGCCTGAGCCGGTCGCAAAGCCCTTTCCCAACGAGCACGCAGCGAGGCAAAAGGAGCCAGGCGACTTCGTGCGCTTCCGCAGAGGAGCGCCGGAAGGCTTCCCGGCCGGCGTCGGCGTCATCTATGGCGTGACCGAGGATGGAACCTCGGAGATCCAGAGCGTTCGCTTTGCTGCTGACAAGTGGACTCCAGCCAAGGCGAAGGCGTGGCTGAAGGATCACGACTTCAAGACCGCTCTCGAGGAAGCCAGCGACGACGAGGAGAAGAAAGGCGAGGTCTCCAAGGCGCTCGGCGACGAGGGCGCGGCAGAGGCTTGGGCGCGAGACTGGATCTCTGCTTGGCCTAGGAGCGGAGCCGGTCAATTCGCCTGGCTCAGGCGCTACGATGATCTCTCAGAGGAAGAGGCGGCAGAAGATGAAGCGGCGCTCTTGCAGAAAGGCCGCCGGCCTCGGTCTACGCTTTGGTTCAGCGCTGACAATGGGAACGCTTGGAGCTTTGACGTCGCTAGCGATGAGAGCGGCGATATGGTCCGCGGCGAGTTGCCTGATGATTGCATCGGAGGTTTTCAGGCTGCGCCAAGAAGGATCGCAAAGCAAGAGCGAATGGAAGTGAGCGCAGAGGAGCCTCGCATTGAAGAGGAAGGCGAGCGCTTCACAAAGACATTCTGTGTCGACAGCGGCTCATATCAGGTTGGCATCTGGCAAGAAGATCGCATGGAGTTCCAGATTGATGGTCGCCACTTGAGCGGACTCCACTATTTCAGAAAGTCAGATGAAATAGGAGTCGGTTGGTATCTGTCCAAGTTGTCTGGAGATCCATTAGCAGAAGAAAGCGATCTGGAGAATACACTTAGATCGGCAGGCCATATGGATCGGCGCTGGCTTGTCTGGGCAGCGCCTGGAACCAAGCCGATTCTGTACGATGTGACGAAGGCGCGGCCTGTGCTCAAGCGCAGATCAGGCGCTGTCATCGAGGCAAGCTCTCCATTCCAGCCTCTGATCGCCTTCGTGGGAGCGTCGCCCTCAGAGTTCGATGCGCTGCGAGGATCGCTGTTCTCCGGCCCTCCTGGCGAGAGGCTGAACGAGCAATACCTAGAGCCGCTCGGCATCCTCAGAAAGGACTGCGCCTTTCTCACGGTCGTTCCTGTCTACCTTGTCGATGACAAGGGCTCGACTCGAGCGCCTACCGATGAGGAGTGCGGAGAGTGGAAAGAGGAGCTCTTCAAAGCGCTGGACGAGATAGAGCCTCTCGTGACAGTCGCGCTAGGGAGCCAGGCGAAGCGGGTATTAGGCGAGCGCGCTGATCTACGGATGCCGCATCCTGTCTCTCTGTTGCACTTCCATAAGAGTGAAGAGATGGATAGGAAGCCGCGCCTGCTTCGCGATCTCTTGACAAGCCGGATAGAAAGGGTGCAGGATACGCAGTTAGGTCAGGCTGCCGATGTTTCCGGTGCAGCCGTTCGGTTGGAAAAGGCTCGCGTCCTAAAGGCCGATGATGAGAAAAGGCTGACTTACGGACCCGTCCTCATTCCAGGCGAACGCGACGCGCAGGGAGACATTGTAACCGCAGAGGAGGTCGAGGCAGCCTGTCACCGATACATGGAGCGATCCAGGGTTATCGGTGAAGACCACAAGCGCAAGATCGATAGCGTCCCGGTAGAGTGTTACTGCTCGCTAGTCGAGATGACGCTGCCAAACCAGTTGACGGGAAAGACTGAGAAGTATCCCAAGGGAACTTGGTTCTTGGCAGCTAGGCACTCTCCGCAGAAATGGGCGATGATCAAGCGCCGCGGTCCAGAGCAAGGCTACTCGATTGGTGGCTTTGGCGAAAGAACCGCAATCTAAGAAGCCGATCCCGAAGACCTTCAGGCTAGAAGGCATCGACCCTGAAGAGGTGTCGATCGTCAAGCAGCCTGCCATCCGCAGAGGCTTCTTCCTGCTGAAGGAAGAAGACGGAAAGAGGAGACTCGAAATGGACGCCGAGACGATCAAGGCAATCCTCGAGACCAAGCTGCCCGAGCAGATCGAGAAGGGACTGACAGAGGCGATGGAGAAGGCCAAGCTGAGCGAGTCGGCGAAGGCCGCGATCAACGCCGCCCTGAAGACCTTGCAGGTCCACAAGGACGAGATCCCGGCCGATCTGATGAAGAAGCTAGCGGCGATGGCTGGCGTCGGCTTCCCGGGCGCCAAGCCCGGCGGCGCGGCCGGCGACGACGACAAGGACAAGGACAAGAAGTTCCCGTTCGAGAAGTCGATCGAGGGACTGAGCGACGAGGATCGCGAGCGCATCGCCAAGCAGTTCGAGGCGGAGAAGGCGGAGCGCGAGAAGATCCAGAAGCAGCTTGACGAGGAGAAGAACAAGCGGATCGCGAAGGAGTACGTGGAGAAGGCCGCGCCCTACAAGGTGCCGCACTTCCCGGCAGACAAGCTCGGGCCCATGCTGCGCACGATCGACGAGGTCTACGGCGCCGACAGCGATCAGGCGAAGGATCTCGCCGCCCTCTGCAAGACCGTCACAGAGAGCGAGGCGCTCCAGCAGATCATGGTCGAGAAGGGCACGACCGGCAGCGGCGAGCCCAGGGACGCGGCCGGCAAGCTGGACGCGCTAGCCCGGAAGCGCGTCGAGGTCGCCAAGGAGGCCGGAAGGGATCTCACCTACGAGCAGGCCTACGACGAGGCGATGCAGGAGAGCCCGGAGCTCTACGACGAGATCGAGAACAGCAGCCGCTAGCGCTGTGGCCACAACGGCATCGAACCATCGCCCGGCGCTGGCAGCGTAGAGGGCGGACAGAGGAGAAAGAAGATGGCAACCGAGAATCCGCAGTGCCAGACTTTCGTTGCGACGGCCGATCTGAGCGCCAAGCAGTTCTACTACGTGAAGCTCGAGAGCGGGACCGATCGTGGCGTCACTGTGTGCGCCGCAGTCACCGATTCTCCAATCGGGATCCTTCAGAACGCACCAGAGAGCGGGCAGGCTGCGCTTGTCGCCATCGGCGGCACCAGCAAGGTCTCGAGCGACGAGGCTTTGGCCGTCGGCGATTACGTCGGGAGTTCCGCAGACGGTCAGGCGCAGGTCGTCGTCATCGGCACCGAGACCACGGTCTACGCGATGGGTCAGTGTGTGCAGGCTTCCGGCGCTGCCGGCGAGCTTGCCACGGTCACAGTGGCGCCGACCGGTCGCGCTGCGTAGCGGCGAGGAGAGCGAAACCATCAGGCACACAGCCCGGCCTTGCTTGGCTGGCAACGCCTGAGACAAAGGAGATCACGAGATGAGCAACCAGCCGAGCAAGAGTCAGGTCCACGTCAACGCACCGTTGACAAATGTGAGCGTCGCCTTTGACCAGGCGGACGATCACTTCGTGGCGCATCAGGCGTTCCCGGTCGTGCCCGTGGAGAAGGACTCGGACATCTACACGGTTTACGATCAGCACGATTGGATGAGGGACGACGCCAAGATCCGCGCGCCGGGCTCGCCGCCGGAGTACAGCGGCTTCAACATCACGAACTCGAACACCTACTCCTGCCAGCGCTACGACCTGGCGAAGAAGATCCCGGATGACATCCGGGACAACGCCGACGCGATCCACAACCTCGACCGGCTCACAACGCAGTGGCTCACCAAGCAACTGATGATCCGCCGCGAGGTGGCGTGGTGCGCAGACTACTTCGTGACGGGCAAGTGGGGTTCCAACGAGCTCGACATCAGCGGCCTCGCCGCGCAGTGGGATGAGGCGCTGGGCGTCCCGATCGACAACGTGGACACCGGCCGCAAGGCGATCCTCGCCGGCACCGGCATGGAGCCCAACGTTCTGATCGTCGGCTACGACACGCACCTTGCGCTGAAGAAGAACCCGCAGGTCATCGACCGCGTGAAGTACGTCGCCGGTCAGAGCTTCAACCTGGCGATCGCGCCTCGCAAGGCCGCGGCTCAGGTTCTCGCCGAGATGTTCGAGGTAGACAAGTATCTCGTCAGCAAGGCGGTCTATTCGAGCGATGCCGAGGGCGTCTCGACCGAGACCTACGGCATGATCGCGAGTGACAACGCGCTGCTCGTCTACGTGCCTTCGTCTCCGTCGCTGATGACTCCGAGCGCCGGCTACTGCTTCCGCTCGCGGAAGTTCGGCGGCAACGGCCGCGGCCTGCGCGTGAAGAAGTGGCGGAACGACGAGTGCGAGAGCGACGTGATCGAGGTCGCCTACAAGGAAGATATGGTCCAGGTCGCAGCCGGCTGCGGCTACTTCTTCCTCGACACCGTGAGCTAGAGCTAGACAGAAGCGGGAGCGCCCGGCTTCGGCTTGGGCGCTCCTCTTCTGCTCACCGCTCAAAGGAGGGAAGACCATGCCAACGCGGCAGCAAGGAGCCTGCACCACGCACGGCTCTCAGAACGTGACGGGCAACCATACGGTCGGCGGCAACCTCGCTGTGACCGGAACCTGCGCGCTCACCGGAGATACGACGATCACCGGTGCAGTGGAGGCAAGCAACCTGAAGACCGCCAAGGTCTCGATCGCGGCAGCCGACGTCAAGACGCTGGCGGCGACTCCAGTGGAGCTCGTTGCCGCGCCGGGCGCGAACCTCGTGGTCGAGTTCGTGAGCGCTCTGCTTCGTCTGGAGTACGGCGGCAGCAACGCCTTCACCGCAGGAGCCGGAGACGATCTCGCGGTGAAATACACCGATGGATCGGGCGTCG